CAAGGGTGGGATTGATCTTTCGCTCGTTTTCAAACCAGGTCCTATACGGTGCGCCTGCCATGACCTGATAGGCGTCCGGATGTCCGGGGATCCACTCTCCGGTCTGGCTTACCACGCCGACTACAACGGCCCGTTCGAAGTTGTTCTGGGAAACGGTATCCTGAAGACCTGCGACGGCTTTCTGAACCTCGGCAGGATCCAGGTCCCCGAACTGTTTTTTGACGAGCTGCCCGGCCTCATACAGAATCGCGTTTTTGGCCTCGGGATAATCCGCATAAAACCCCTTGACTTCATCGGGGATCTTATCGGCTTCCGGCGTTTTATCGTCTGTTTTTGTTGCAGAGACCGGTTTTTCTAATGCCTTGACCCGGTCGCTCAGTCTTGTGGCCCAGGTCTTGGTGTCTATAAGGGCCTTTTCCAGGGCCTCGTATGTGGGTTTTTTGCCGGCCTTTTCATCACCAGGCTTTTCATCACCAGGCTTTTCATCGCCAGGCTTTTCATCGCCAGGCTTTTCATCGCCAGGCTTTTCATCACTGGGCTTTTCATCGCCAGGCTTTTTATCACCAGGCTTTTCATCACCGGGCTTTTCGTCGCCAGCCTTTTCGTCGCTAATCTCTGACTTATCAGAGGGCGTGGGTGTTTCGCCGGCGCCTTCCAGAAAGGCGGCCTCTGCCTCTTCATCGGTTAAAGGGTTATCTTCGATTTCTGTCTCTTTTTTTTCTTCTTTTCCTGCCATGAGTTTTTCTCCTTCGGTAATCCATCTGCACCGGGCAGGCCCGTCAGTATGCAATATCGGGTAATCTGCCGTCGTCGGATAGGCCGGGAACGGGTTTACGTAAATAAATCTCCAAATCAATCAGCCAAATAATCGCCACTAAGGCCATTATGATAACACCATGAATTATTGCGGCTATCCTACGCCTCATTGCAGTCCGCATTCCCAGGATTGTAGATACGTCGCTTCCGCAAAATCCCCAGCGTGAATAAAATATAAAAACGGGACCACCGTGTCTCCATCATCCCAGGTAAAAGCGGCTGTTACTGTCGGCGCTGCGCCGTCTATTTGGTACGTAACCACGCCGTTGACATCCACATAAACCGCCAGGACATGGGCTTCTGTGTCACCCCACGTATCAGTCGTGTCGGTACTCGTTGTGGCGTCATTGTCATCGATGGTCTCGATATAGATAGCCCCTGAAATCACGTTCAAGGCGGCCATATTGTTGTAATCGTCAATGGCGGCCTGATACGCCTCGGCCGTCCGAAACCCCACGGCGCAATCATCCGTTCCACTGACATCGGTCAGATAAAACGTCGCCTTAAAATAAAAGGCATCCGTGCCGATCACGAACGCGGATCGGGACCGGGCCGTAATTCCCTGGCTGATCTCCACGCCGTCATCTGCGTTCGCCACGTCCATGGCTATATTCAATCCGAGCGCAGCCAGGCTGGGAGCCAAAATGGTCTGGGTCCCGAGGATATGATACTCGAAGATATTATCCTCAAACGCCATCACATTTTCATCGCCTGCCGTGCCGGTGGCCGCTCCGCCTGCGATCTTTGCCGTGACCGGGTTGGTCTCGAATTCCTCTAGGGTAAAACGGCGATCCAGATACGATTGCTTTATCTGATCCGCCGGGAGCTGGCATACACCCCCGGTAACCTTAATACCCTTTTCAAAGGTCCATAGGGACGTGATAATTTCATCTGTCCGTGGTGATAAAGCCAGCAGGCTAAATAATGCGACTACCGCGACAATAACCCCTATCCATGTTTTTTTACTAAAGTTCTTCATGCGTTTGATCCTCCGTCTGTTTTTTATTTTCACTTAATTGCTTTCCTAACATCTTGGGCATCTCCCGCAGGTCGGTTGCAATCGCTTTAATGCCTTTATAGTATCCATTGACCTCGGGAGTTTGACCTAATTTATTCAGCTTCTTATCCGCAGCCTCCCATATGCGTTTTAAGAGCGTATCTAAATATGACCAGTTGCTGTCCCTCATAAGCACGGCCAGGCGTTCGCCTTCCTCTTCGTCCAGGGCCGGGCCGGATGGAAAATCGGTCATGGTTGCTCTCCCTGTGGCGCCATGAGCTGTGGCCGCATCTGTGGCAGTTGTCTGGCAAGGTTTTCGGCCTGCTCATCAACTTCTTTATCCGTCGGATAAAAATTATCCGGATCCAGATCATAGGCTCGCGCTGCCTCGCGCAAAAAACGTAAGACCTTTGTAAATTGGGCCGTATATTCGCTCGACAGGGACAATTTCATGAGCTCCATGATGTTTTGTCCCCGCTCTGCCTTTTCCAGATAACTTTCCCATCCCTTGGCCCTGGGCGTGTAATCGCCCTTGATCTCTTCCCTCGGGTTGGTGAGCATATGCCAGTGATAAAATCCGGTGACCAGTGGGGTGATATGGCCCTCATCGTGGTTGCTTACCGTGCCGCCGATCATCTTGTTTCCGGATTCGGTAACCTTACTGATCTCATATGCAGTCGTGCGGGCGTCCATCTTCTGGCCCTCAAGTGTGCGGGCAAGTCCGGATTCGTCGTCTGCAAACTGCCTGAAAAATTCAATCAACTTGGGTGTGTTGCCCGTTATATCCGGCGGGGAATAAAACCCCAAAGCCTTGTGCACATCGTCCACATTCTCATTAGTCTCAAAGGCCTTTCCCGGGTACAGGCTCTTATTCTGTCCCGGCGCCAGGTTTCTTGGGTTCCACCACATCAGGAGATTGCTGGACAGGGCTTTATTGTCCAGCATGGTACGTGTCAGGCCGTTCACGATCATCTGGCTGTCTTCAATGTTTTCCGGAAGCCCCACGCCGCCGGCCTCGTGGGGGAGCCGCTCCCATTCGGCCTTGTAGATGTTCCGGTACGGCAGGGGATTGATCCTTGGCGCCCAGATGACCAGGGGTGTTTTGCCCTTGGCCACGATGCACTGGATCTCTGCCTCTGCGCCATCCAGCCGGCGGAGATCCCCGGCGCTCTCTCCATCATATTTTTTTAGATATTTTATGGGCACCCGGCCCATGAATGTGTAAACGGGTATAACCCGTTTGCGTTTATTGTATTGTTCCCGGACCGGCCCCTGGGAGTCGTCCTCCTCTGCGCTGGCTTCATCCATGCTCTTAAATTGATCGGCGATCTGGCCAATGGCTTTCTTGTCATACCCCGGGCGTTCCATCAGAGATATAAAACGTCCTTTACTCATCATCTCGCGGACGATAACGCCCTGGCCTTTTTGATGATCCGGGGTTTCCAGATCCCAGAACACGCTCCAGACACCGGGGTTTTCCACGGTAGGCCGCCACACGGCTTTTCGCCGCAGGGTGTGCCTGCCGTATTGCTGAAGGATTTCCGGGCTGTAATCCATGCCCTGGGATCCCGGGACGCCAAAATCAACGGTTACATACGACGTGGAGCGATAGAGCGGCCCCCATAACCATGAGTGCCCGTAAAGGGCCATTTCGAGTATGGCCATGGTGGTCTGGGTGGATGCCTTGCACTGGGTGAAATCATCCTGGATCTGCTTTTTCATAAGCTCGCAGCGGAGGGCCGCGGTATCAGGATCCAGATGCACGCCGGGGGCCAGCTCTGGGATAGGCGTGGGCGATATATCCCAGCGGATATCGTTTCCGCGCAGGCTGATGGCTCTGACCTGGTTGTAGCCTGCAACGACCTTCTGCTTTGTCAGCCGCACAAACACCTTGCTCCGCCAGTCTTTGCCTTCCGTAGCCTTCCATCGCTTCAGGGCGGCGGAATCGTACCTGCCGCGAAAGGCATCATAGCCACGGCGCCAGGTTTGCTCATAGAGCTGGTTGCGCTCGTCTTTAAACCACGTAAAAAGGTCATCCGCTATGAATTTGGCCAGTTTGTCTTCGTCGCTCATGGTGATGTCCGTTCTTTTTCTTTTGTCCAGAATTCGATCATGTAATCCGCCAGTTCTTCCCTGTCTTTCCGGCTCAGTAGGTAATGATCATAGGGGATAACCTCCATGCCCGATTGATCCGGGTTGATGGGGTTATCCTTCCATGACACATCGATGCCGTGCCAGGAGGGGATCTGGTAGCCGCTTGAAAACGTGATGAACTCGTGATCGATCTTGATCATGGCGTATCTCCTAATGAATGAATAAATGCCGTTTCTTCCAGAGCTGCTCGATCTTGCGATGCCGGATCTGGGTGTCCTTGCCAACCATTTTAAACGTTAACCGGTGCACGCGCACAATGGGCTCACCGCGCCAGGTGTAATCCATATAGCTTCGGTGATCATAGGTCAAAAGGGTCAAGTCCGTGTCCATGGCCTTGAGCATTTCGGGGCTGCCCGGATCCTTGCCCGTGATCTCGCGGACGGCATGATAAACGACACCATAAATCATCTTTTCATGTTCGACCGCCAGGTCATCCTCCATGCGAGGACCGTGATTTAAATTTTGCATTAAAGAGTTCATTCCAGCCTTATTTTTATTATAATAATAAGAGAATAAAATTCCATAATCCCGTACCCCGGAATTCATAAGGTCCAATATCATGAACGCCTCTCGGTGTTGGCCTGCCGTTGAGGTCTGTATCCGGACCGGTGTCATATCCTACATCACAAAAGGCAGACCCTCTAACCAGGTTGAAGTCAGCTCCGGCATAGTTCTTGAAAATTGATACCGCGCTTATCTCAAACAGACAGTCAGTAAAAGTCAAATCATCAAGCGCATTCTTCGCCTCAATTACCGCCTCTGATTCTATAAAACCGCAGTTGTAGAACACCACAGGTTCGTCAGCCGCTAACCCAGCGGGGTCAAGTGTAGCGATCCAGGTATTATAAACACTGACAGCCTCATCCAGATCCAGGGTGCCCCGGATTCCGTCATTAGACACTGTGCAGCCTGTGGCTCCCTCGGGAACCTGTAAAGTATCGGCAGAGGGGATCAGCGAATACTTGTGAACATCTCCCAGACCTAAAACGACCGTACTGCCATGAATAAACCTCTGGATAATATAGTAATCCCCAAAGGTCTGGTTGCCCGTTATCGTATGGCCTTTGCCATTCAGGGTTATCTCATTCCCCGATGTCCCATCGTAAGCCGAAACATCAAAGACGTCCGCACCGCTCTCTGTCCATTCAAAGAAATCATTCAGTACAGGGTATGCGCCCGCCGTAAGCCAGGCGTAAAGGGTATTTGTCGAATCTAATTCTTTAGGTGAAGTGGAAGGATAAGGAACGGCAATCGTAATTGTACCAGTCCCGTCAATATCTACAGTAGCGAATGTCAAGTCGAGTGGGTTTCCGTCTCCGTCTTCAAGAACGGCATCATTCAAGATAATGAAATCCGCTGCCGTTGTTCCGTATGCCTGAGGATGAACTGCTCTATGACCGGCCAACAGGTTAGGAGTATAAAGCAGATAATACGTCCCACCATCATCCGGTAGATGACCATAATATTCTGAATCATTATATGAAGTGGCTATTATTGGCCCAGAGTCCCACCTGAATTGGCTGGGTGTTGGTGTAGCGTAAGGCCCTAATTGCTCTGATAATTGTACTGCCCAATACCATCCTGGATTGCCTGTTGAGGATTCAATCGCATCGAGAGTCGCCGGAGTTCCAGTGTCTGGATTATCATAAAATGTTACAACCCCTGCCGTTACAGTGGCTATACCTATGGCTGTGATGGTAGGTAATTGATCCCGTAATGTATCCATTTGAGAAAAACTTAAAACTTTGTCATAAACCCTCATCCCATCAATCAGGCCATCCCAGTAAGATTCAGGCGTTCCATATGCCCCAATATGAATATCACCACCTTGTCCGGGTTCCCAATGGTTAGTATAAGCTACGATTTCATCCACATCACCTAATAATGCACCAGCCGTATCATCCCATATTCTAATCCGTACTTCTTGATCAGCTAATCCTTCAACTTCTTCTCCACTATCATTGATTGCCACACAGACAAAATACCATTTATCAAATTCAAAATTAGCTCCAGTAAATTCCACGAGTTCAGTATCGTCCCCGGAATTATAACCTAATACGACTTTTAGCGATTGGTCACTACTCGAATAGATACTAAGATCAAAATCATGCCCAGCAGTTGTGCCCTTAGAGAACATATCACAGGATGTATCGTTGTCTATTTGTATCCAAGCACAGATAGTGCATTGATTTGATGTATTCCAACCAAAGTCAGCTTCTGCCCCAGAACGGCTAAAATATTCAGAATTGCCAGGTGTAAAATCTGCGCTATATGATCCCTGCTTATGTGTTTCTGATGATACAACTGTATTATTATTAGTTAGGATATAAGTCCCTTCGAAAGAATCTGTGGTTAAAGCTCCATCCTCAAAATTCCATATAGCTTGTATTCCTGTTGGCTCTACAATACCACTGCTTACATACACAAACGGACCAATATCGAATAATCCGTTATCATACTGGCTAACTGTAACTGGTGTCATAGGATTTGTGGTCAAATCAGTTGTGGCAGGTTGAAATCCATATAAAAAATTAACTCCAACATCAAAACCACTATCCACTACACTGTCACCAGCGTCATCAGGATAGAAAAGGCCACCTGCCGGATTTGCCAAGCCAGGATCAGTGTCAAGATTAGAATCGTATGCGCTTGAACGGGCATTGAAATCCGCAGCAGTAATGTAATAAGTGCCTTCTACGTAAGCGTAATAAGTGTTGGTGTAACCATCGTTAGCACAGGTTTCATCAGGGCAAGCGATATTATTTTTCCATATATTCCCATTTAAGCCATTTGTGCTGTCGATAAGATTATTATCATCCTTCACCCTAAAAGGTTGTGATGTTGAATCCAAATTTAATATAATGTTATTTGCGATTAGATTTCTTTCAACTACGCCCGTACCACCACTATATATAAATATTCCTGTAGGATTTGGAGAAAGGGGGTGATCATCGGGATCAGCATATATAACGTTGTTTGTAATAGTATTATCTATAACGGGTCTGGCTGCAAAAAAGGCTTGCAACTGTATATAACCAGAACCTGGTGCATTATAGCCGTTGTTTGCCTTACTGACAATAATATTATACTGTACTTTGTTATGATCCGAGGAGATTAAATATATTCCACCAGATCTGTCACAATAATTATGATGGGCTTCGTTGTACTTACCACTGAGTTCTATACAACCATCGCATACGTCATCATGGCTCCGTATCGTATTGAAACGTATAACATTGTGGCTATTAATGCCATAATTTTTATCACAGCCCATTCCAAAATGACTATAACCATCAACGGTATTATACTCGACTGTATTGTAGTTAGCATACCTGCCAAGGAAGATTCCATCTATACCTGGAGCTGATCCAACATTAGTATAACAATAATTATAACCTATGTAGTTGTAGTCTGCATCGCTTGTCAGCCCTACCCTAACAGCAGAATTACCATACATAAGCCGACAGTATTGTATTTTATTATTGCTACCGCCCAAACCAACACTCTGCTCTCCTTTTTCAAACTGAAGTGAATCTACCTGAACATATTGAACGCCAGGTCCTATTTGTATTGCAGAGCCTGTATTATCTGATTTAGCAATTATTGGTTTAGCAACGGCATTACCACAATTCTCACCATAGGATGGGTTAGCGTCCTCATGAACTACACCCCCGTCATCATAATACGCCCCAATAAGAATCAGGTTTTCGCTTGTGCCGCTTGCCGTAATAGTGATTGTTCCTGTCCAGGTCGTTCCGGCCTTCTGTCGGTAATCGTTGCCTGTTGCGATTGTTATGCCAGTCCAGGTATTAAACGGGTCGGCAAACGAGCCTACCCCATTTGTACCAGATGTTGGATCAATATAGTAATCAGCCGCCCCCGCCCAGGCAGGCAGGAGAATGAAACCAAAAACAATAAGGGTTGTAAGTATGAAAAGACGTTTCATGGCAATAAAATGTAAAGATAAAATTTCCCTGTGGCGGTACCTGCTGCGTTAAGGTTTGCACCACTGAAAGAAAGGGTCTCATTCACCAGAAAAATAGGTCCGGAACTCAGCCAATCAACCGGAAACCGCCGGTTTTCATCACTAACAGCGGCCTGGGGAAGGTCATGCCCGGCGCCGTTCAGGACATCGTGACTGTTCCCGGCATCCAAAATATCTATATCGTAATCATCGTCCGGCACGCTGACTGTACTGGGCACCGCGTAGATCCCGATAATTGTCCCGGTTACCGCGTTGATGGATCCGCCCGTGGCCGTGGCCGTACCATCCGTGGATGTCCAGGTCCAGATTATCTCGCGGACACCTTTAGCCCAATCGCCCCGCGTATACGTGGTATCACTGGTGACCACTACCGTACCGGAAGCCTGGACCGAGGTGGGGGAAAACAGCATGGCCCATACAAAAAACAATATCAGAAGTTTGAAAAATAATCTGAAATCTTTACAGTATTTCGCTATCATCTTACTTTACCTCCATGATGATTTATGGCTTTCCCTATTTCTTAGTATCCTGATTGACCACAGTCCGAACCCGGGTAAGTGCAGCTCCAATGACCATAGGGAGGACCTTTGACCTTGCCTCCGACTCAAGCATAAAGCAAAGACTCCCGGCGGCCAGTAAAAATATAATTGGCCCTATTGCATCCCAGGGCAGTAAATCTTTCCAAGTTTTCATTTTACAACCCCTTAATCACATCGTCATTCTTATCTATGTTCGCCTGGACCAGTGGTATGGCCGTCCGGCATTGATCATCGGTCATACTGCCAACCTTATTCAGGCGTTCCCCTAATTTCATCAGGCCTTTTATCAGGAGCAAGGCCAGCTCGAATTGCGCTTCTGTCATTACTATTTCTCCTTTTATTTTACGATGTAAGGTTTCAGCAGCAAAACCACTTCGTCAAATAGCAGCGTGAACTTGCTTTCCTGCCCGGTATTGATAGCGCCGTGCGTAATCACCTCGCCCCAGGCATCGAGGGCCAACTTGGTTTTGTGTAATATGGGCGACACATCTTCTCGCAGATAGGCTTTTGTTTTTTCAGGCTGTCTCGGAAACATGGTGATATAATCCTTCTGTATGTCCTCAAAACTCAACTGCGCGAAGTGATACCGCTTTGTCGGAGTATCCAGGTTGCGCCAGTCGACGATAATATTCGAGCACGCCTGAAATGCCAGCATTACAGTCAGGACCAGCAGTACTGCGATTACCGGATGAAGATTCTCCTTAGACTTTTTCATGATTTAACCCTCCGTTTATTTTGATGCGCCCTCTTTAAAAGCCGACTCTTTGTCGTCCTCCTCAAATTTTGTATTCGTTATGTCGATTTTGTGGATCTGAATTTCCACATTATGGCGCTTCCGGCCCTTTGCAGTATCATCCGTTCGAACACTGGTCACCTTGGCCTTTGCCTTAATTTCCACCATAGCGCCGGCCTGGATGGTCTGTAGGATTTTTATCTTATCAACCTCCGATTTATTGAAGTCCAGCCTTGCTCCGTAAGGATACTGTTCGCGTTCGGATTCTATAAGCATGCTTCCTTTTTCCATTTCCTTTTGGGTTTTCTTCGGGATCTTTAAATCGACAAGCGCCATAGTCTTACTCCTTGTTTTTATGGTATTGAACCCGGGCTTCGGCCTGGTCAATTCTGTCCTTATTGGGTTTTCTCGTCCCGAACCATTGAAGGATCTTACTCCCGGTCAGGGCCACAAGCGCCCATTCGATGCGCTTATGTTTTTCATTGTAGCGTTGTCTGAGCATTTGTTTGTTTCAATCCACGCCCCCGCACGGGGGCGACATCCTACATCGCTGTTTGGGCATCGAGCGGGATATATTGATCCTGTTCCGCCGCAATAATTTCCTGCCGTGTGGGCAGGCGCCACTGATCAGCCAGTTGATGACACAAGACGCCAATGCTATCCACGATGTCCTTTTTACGGCCACGCGGGAAACGGCGGAGCTGGAACTCCGTATCAAAAAGCCAATCCGGCTGATTCGGCCCTTTGGCCGGCAGGTGAATCGCTCCTTCGCGGGCCCGGCCCTGAAACGGGCGGGCTTTACTGATCTTGTCGCCCCGGGGTAGTTGCGCCGTGATATTGGGGAAAATATTTGTCTCCCGCATTTTCAGTTTTAAAAAGGGCATAATAGTCCGCTGAATATTCTCGGCCTCCAGGGTAAAGATCCCGGGTTTATACAAAGCCTGGACCTCCAGGATGTTGTCAATGATCTCCAGGCTGTCCCAGCGACCGAAGCGCACATGCACAATCCAAAGCTCATGATCATGATCCAGCCCCGCGACGACCAGGGCGGTATCGGCCGCCGTCTCGGCCTCGGAAATAGCAAGATCACCGGCGGCGTACATCTTGAGATATCGAGGCAGTTTTTTATAACGCCCAAACCATTTGAGCTGAAAAAAGGCGTTTTCGTCTTCCGGCGCAGGATCCAGAAGGTATTGACAATTTTTCGAAGCAAATCCTTCGGCAAAATAATTACCGGTTTCGGTCTGTATATTATAAACTCTCTTCTTACCTGCCTGTTCCTGGGATTTTAATTTTACCCTTTTAGTTACGCCAAAAAGCCTTGATGCATAATTATAAAGCCCATCCACTACCTGGCTTCGTTTCGCTATATTGCAAATTTCTAAAAATCTGAATTTTTCCTGCCGACCGCCTTTTAAGCTGAAAGTGACTGTATTTTTTTCAGGGTATCTCCATTCACCCCAACCAAAATCAAGAATTTTTAAAGAACTTCGAAGTCTTTCACATACTGCAGGATGAAAAGTCTCGGATTGTGTAAAATTAATCGTTCCGGAGCTTATTGAGCCTTCACCATCAAAAAAACCTGCCAGCCATAAAGCTGCTTCCTTTTGCTTTATAGTTAGATGATCAATATTAAAATCGATCATTTTACATAAGGCCTGTTGTTGGTTTCCACGATTAGGGCCAAGCTCTGAATATAAGCGCCTTAATCTATCCCCATCCATACCTCGTCTTCCCGTCCACCATTGGTGGGAGGGGGTATGCGTAATTACAGATCCGTCTTGCATTGCAGATTTTACGGTCTTTGCCCTGCGATTATTGATTGCTATTACTTTTGCTGGCACCAACCGTGATTTTTCTCCATCATTCATAATAAATCCAACGACTGCATCTCCGACTTTTATTTCCCTTATTTTTTTTACCCGCCAATCTGCCATTAAAATTTTTGTAGATCCAATTAAACAGGAATAAATATATATCCCAACCATCGGATCTTTCTTAATGGCATCCAGTTGGTCCGGGCCGTATTGGACAGGCCATAACGTCCTGCGTTTTCTGATACCACTTTCAGGATCCGTGATAGTTTCCTCGGCAGGGCGTTTATAAACCTTGTAATTACCACTCCGCTCCATCTCACAATGAAGATCACCGTCGTCGTATATGGTGCCGCAGATCTGGACATTACCAAAGGTCGTGAGGATAGAGCTCCGGACAATCCCGTATTGATCTTTGAGCTTTTTGATTTGATCGGACGTGGTGGTATTTTCCGGGACGACGAGGTCATCAAACTTGATCCTTGGAAAATGCGATCCTGTGGGCATGGCCTCGATCCCGAACGCCGTAAGGGCCGCCTCCTGGCCCATGGTAAAACCGGGCAGGTGGATTTCGTCTGATGACCAAAGCGGACATTCACTTCGGTTTTCGGGGTTTTTCCAGACCTTATCGTAAAATACCGCCCGGAAGACGGTATTTGATTTATAATGCGCTTTGATTTCGCGGAGTCGCCGTGCCGCTCTTTGCCTTGTATCTGAGCCAAGACCGATAGGAACGTCTGGATGTTTGATTGCTTCCTGGATAGTATGACAGATAGAAAATATCTTTGTCTTACAATGGCCGCGAGGCAGTAAATATAAGGTAAGATGGATGTCTTTCTGGATCTCATGACAAAACTCCCGGTGCGGATCTGCACATAAATACCAATAACCCAGGACATATTTTGAAAAAAAATAAAGATCATGCAGGCAATAGGCCTGCAAATCCTCAGCTAAGTATTTCTCCTTCTTCGGGTGTAGGGCCTGCGATGCCAGAACTTGCAAGCCGTGCAATAATTCCTTGTATTCCGGATCTGGCCTGAATAAATAACACTCCTGCGGGTTGTAAGGATTCATCGTCGTCCATATAACCTCTTGGTTTATCTGGCGGAGGTTCGACCCCGGCCAGTTTTAATTTATCAAGGATGATTTTAACAACGGTCTTCCCGGCCTCTCCGCGCTCGGCACGGGTAAAGTCGGCATCGATAAGTTCTTCCTTTTCAGGATCAAACGTTTTATTACGATGAATATGAAGAAAAAACGTCTGGACCTCCTCGATCTGATCAAGATCGTTTGGGAGACGGCCTTTGATAAATTCCCTGTAGACCTCGCGGGTTTCATCGGCCCGCTCCTCCCGAACAGACTTTAGCCACCGGCAGACTGTGGACTGGGTGATGGTGTCCTTCCCCTTTAATCCCTCAGTCAATACCTGGGCGATTCTGACGCCGGTCATACCGGGTGCAGTGGATAATTCAAGACACCGATCTTCCAGGTGGTATTTTTCGATCTTGGTGGCCATATTTTTGATAGATATTTTTTACGGACTATACCACGGGTTTTTTGAGAAAATTTTCAGGCGGACAAAATAGGACAAGGTCCTTAAGGGGACAAATTAGGACAATATAGGATAGTAAAAAAAGCTTGACAGGATATTTGCCGGCCCTGATACCTCGAAGCATCCGAGCCGGTAGGGGTAATTAAGAACGATAAATCAATTACTGGAAGATGAAATATCGGGTGTCTTGTTTAGGGCGACCTTGCGGGACCACTCTTCAAGAAGCGTGATATTACTGACCCAGCGCCGGCGCCCCCCTTGCTTGGAAGCAGGAAGACCAGCATTATATACTAAATCGTAAAAAACACTCTTCCCCACATTAAGATGCCTGCAAATACTATCGCGCCCAATCAAGACTTTACATTCTTCCATCACCGATATCCCCCGAGTTATAATTTTTTTTTGCATCGTAGAAAATTTTTGCGCCGAAAAATTTTCTACGACTTTGGAATTTAAAAATTTCGGCTGCTCTCCGATACGTTAGGGTAAATACGGAGTCCCAAATAACCGGCGGCGACCACCATGGGGGCATCAACCTCTCAAAATCGATCTCAGGCGGGCCTCGGCCCGGAGATGACACCTGGCGCACAGGGCCACGAGCCTGGCACCGGGATTGCCCAGATCACGATCCGGATGATGGACAGTCAAACAGGAGCCCATGGTTTTGTCGGCCATATGCCCGATCCCGCAACTGGAGCATCGCCACGCGGCCGCTGCCTTCACGTACCAGGCGATCTGATCCCAACCAGCCCCGTATTTAGCTCTATCCATCGGCATATCGAACGCCTGTCATCGCCTCTAACCGCCTCTAATCCAACCCGTAAAAAGGCCATTTAGTTTACATAATGGATATTATCATGCATTTGTTTTTCTCGACATAACGCAAATCCGGAGTAATCCAGAGAGATCCGACGCTGGTCCTGGACCGGAATGAACCAATTATGGTCAAATGCCAGAAACCCTTAATCCCAGGCCACCGGCCTTAATCACCCAAAACCGCCGGTAACCGGGATACGGCTTATTCGCCAAACAAGCAAAACACAGTAAACAGCCGAATATCCCCTAAAATCGCCATAAATCAAAGAACATACCAACCGCCCCAATTCTACCGGTCCCCCTCCGGTTTATTTAAGTTTACCGGCCAGGTACTGAAAGTGTCTTTCTCTTCCCGCTGCATTGCATCGGTTTTGTCCTGGGCTCCAGCAGCCCCTTTATGCGTCCCACCCTATTCTATGCGATTTTACCTTCTCTGGCCGTATTTCTTGAACTTACAGTTTTACTTACTTCGAAAGCAAAGCGAAAGTAAGGCGAAACTTACTACCTGTAAATACTACTGTAAGTCCTTTAGTTACTTTCACCCTATTTTCATCCTGTATAGACAGGGTGAAACTTACTACCTGTAAGTTACCCTGTAAAAAACGGTTTTACTTTCGCCTTACTTTCGCTTTGCTTTCACCCTATACATGATGTAACCACTTAAAAAAACAATATGCTATACTGTAAGTATTACTGAAGGTGAAAGTAAAGAAAGCAATTTGACAATATATCGCGCAGGAAAAAAGTTAAATAAAGCAAAGAAAAGAGAGAGGAGAGAGTAGAAAAGAATAGGGGAAATTTGCTTTCTTTACTTTCACCGTCTCTTTTTTGCAACCCTCGCACATCAATAAAGTGGGCATTTTTATGAATCTGAGGGGGGCGCCGGGAAAACCCCAAAAAAAACAAAAAAATAAAGCTGTTTTTATTCTTCATTGCTCTCAAACTCACTTACCGCTCCTATTCCCAGGAAATGTATTCGCCGGTTTTTGGATAATGGCTTTCGTTCTATAGTCGGAAAA